AAACACCATCAGGTATCATTCTTTGTAATACTTGTTGTAATTTTAAATGAGTTAATTGAACCATGTCTGCAAATCCTGTACACTTACTAACTAAAGAGTCTATTCTACCCTGATACATTCTAGGAGCAGTTATAGCGTAATTCATTTTAACTTTAGTAGAATCGCTTTTAGGACGCATCATATTTTTAGCCATCTCCCACTTCAATAAAATGTCTGTTCCTAATATTAATACACCTTCGTATAATACCTCTAAGGATCTTGACACTTTACCGAATTGTTCTTCGAACATTTCAATAGGTGGATCAAATTGATCGTCTCTTAATATAATCTTACTTGCTCCAGTAGCAGTTTCTTTTACTTTATAAACCTCATTCATGTAAGTTTTATAATTAAAATATAAAACCTGTATAACATTAGAATCTCTATTACCTCTGTTGTTAGATAAATTACCATCAAACGATCCGTAGCTTTGAGTTCCTTGTTGTTGTATGCTTGCTAATTGCTCTTCGGTTAAATCTGGAAATTGTTTTTTAAGTTCGTTTATAGGTATAAATTTAACTTCTCCTGCGTAGTATATATCTTGAAAGTAAGGATCTTCTGTATAAGAATAAACTAAATAAGCTGGATCTACATATTCAACGGTTACACCAGTAGCTTCTGTAAAGTTATTTTTAACAGCCCCAATACCTATTGTAGTTAGATCGTAGTAAGTTCTTTTCTTGGTTAAATCATATCTGTTCTCATCAAACATAGTATTCAAAGCTTGCTCTTCAGCAATTTCAATACCTTGCTTATAACTTAATTGCATGTGAATATCTAATTCTTCTTCTGAATCAGGTAGTTTATCAGGCGCATTTTCAAACAAATTAATACCAAATTGCTCTTGTGCAAAGTTGTTTAATTCTTCTGTTTGTAAATCTCTAATTATAGAATCCATATAAGCAGTTCTTTTACTAACTCCATAAGGATCTTGTGAATAACAATTTATATCGAATGATCTATCTGCAACACCGTTAACAACAATATCAACAAACTTAGCTAATATTGGTACTGGTTTCCAATCTAAATTAAGATAAGATAAATCTCCGTTTATAGAAAGCTCATCTTTATACTTCTGTACAGGTTGTTCACCTCTTGCGTATAATCTTAAATTATGAAAAGTACTTTGATTACTTTGGTAACGAGATGTTCCTGAGTTGCTAGACCACCATTCGCTTTGAATGGCTCTACCCACCTGAAGCCCATAAGTACGTGACATTTTTTCAGCATCAGGTACTACTTGACTTGGGAAAAAACTATTTACTACGTTTGCCATATTATCCTTTTATTATTTTTGATGAGTTACCCTCATGCGTATACTTAGCAAATCTTAAGCTAATTGGTTGTTTATTTAATTTTGCACTTGGTCTATATAAGTCTTTATGACATGCCATTATAGCTAGTCCCGAACTTATTGCCGCATCAAATTTAGTCCTATTGTTAATATCAAATTTAGACCAATCATTTAATGTTTCGTTGAAATACATAGTTCCGTAATTACCTGTTTCACTATTTAGACCAACGTTACTATCTATATACATTTCAATAGCAGCAGCGTGGGCTTGTTTAATATCTTCACTGGAATTAGGTATTCCTCCAATTTCTTTTTCGGTTATTGATAGTTTATTCCAAAGTTTATCTGGTCTATTCATTGAGTAACCTCTATATCCTCTTCTTTTAAAATAATATAAAAGTCTAGGCTTATTATTTTCGCATAGTATAGGCATTCCATAAAATACACAAGCCATCAATACATCTTCAAAAAACATTTCAGCTGTTTGTGGTCTTGCTACATATTCTAAAAAGAAAGTGCTCGGAGGAGCGTCTTCCATACTAAATTTAGTTAAGCCGTGTAATGCACCCTTAGATCCTCTTCCATCTACAGTTCCTGATATATCATAACTGTCACATCCAAAAGCACCCATATGTTCATTGCCTGGCCATCTAACTCCATTCTTTATTAATTGCTTATTCTGTAAGTTAAAATTAGGTGTCCAAGACACTAAGAATCTTCCTTGTTCGTTAGGCATAAAAATAACTTTTGTATCTTTAATCCCCTGTTCCCATTGAAAGCTTCCTCTTGTAACTACATTGCTATTAGCTAAATCTTCATTGTAATCTATTTGCTCGTATATCTTAGCTAAATTAAATATACTGTTTTTTGTTTCATCACGGAATGCATGTTCCTCTGTGCGTGGAAATTGTCTGTAGAATTCGTTTAAAGCATCCTGGTCGCCTTTTAATCCTTCGACCTCATTATTCCAGTGCTCTATAACTCCGACCTCTATAATCTCTCCTTGTGGGCCCGTGGTATCTGTTGACGGCGTATCGAATACAGGTACTCCATAAGAATCAATGAATCCCTCGTAGTTCCACTCCATAGGTATGAACAAAGAATAGAGTCCTGAACGAGTCTGCCCGTTGGCGTTTCTCTTTGTAACGTCTGATCCATTGTATAATTTTTTAAAATTTTCACCACCTTTATCTAAAGCATTTGATGTTGATCCCATCATACACTTTCCTATAACTCTAGAACCTAATCTTAACGTCGTTTTCGTAACCCTCCAGTTGTTGAGGATGTTGTTCGGCCTTTCCCATTTCCCACTCTCATCGTGGACGAGGAGTTTGAGTTTCTCACCGTCGTACGCATTATCACCGGTGTTCTTCCAGTCGATCGTGGTGTCAAGACCCGCGAGCGCAACTTGGGAGACATTCGAATCGAGTCTCCTACGGGTAAGCTTCGAGGCGGGGACACGATAGGCAAGTTCCGTCTTGGGCCTGTCCATACCGTCCTGGATTGGTTTAAAGAAGAACGGGAAGTTAACACTAATGGGTACAACTTTATCTGTGAACATTTTCTTAGCATCGGCTCCAGATTTGGACAATATTCCAAACCGTGAATCGCTTGATATTGTTGCCATGTTGACCGTCTCCCCGGATGCCATAAACGAAAATCCGCTACGTCTATTCTTGAGATATGACATACCATAACATCTTGAGTCCGCTTTACAAGCTTCCCAGAAGATATAAAATAATCTGTTTGATTCCCTAAAGTCTGGCTTCCCAACATCAATTTTGGACCACTGCAAGTACATAAAATGAGTACCAGTGATGTAAGTAGCCATGCCCTTATTATTAAACCAGTAACCTTCGTCTCTTTTAGCAAATTGTTCATCTATATAGTCCCCCCACTTTGTTTTGAAACCTTCAGGATATTTTTCCCAATCAAAAATGCTTTTTATAGCTTTTAATTCTTTAGGATATTCTTCAGGTGTCCATTTGTTAGTATTCTTATTAATTTTTGAAGGAGCAAGAGGTAATGCTATTTTAAGATTTTGAATTTTATATATTTCACCTATTTTTCCTGTCTTACTTATTACAACTACATCATGTTCCTTGTTATAGCCATATTCCCATTTTTTTCCTTTATTTAATCTAGATATGGTTGTTTTTTTAATGGGCTCAATAACCTGGTATAAATTTTGTTTATACATTATTTAGATCTTTTTTCAGCAAACCCACCAAACTCTTCTACAATCGGTTCTTGCTTAGGTTTATTATCTAATAGCCTTTGTTCTTCGTCTATACGATTAAGTATTTCAAAAGCATCGAATATAGCTAGTTTCTTTGTAGCTGCTGCGTTCTTAAGTTTGTCTGCTGTTAAATCATCATCTGAATCAACAATAGCTTCTTTAGCAACCTTTATAAGTTCTTCAACTGCCTTGTGCCCAGCTTGGATTATATTCTTCTTCGTTTCCTTTATGTCCATATTTGATTGTGATTGAAGTGGTGGGAACTCGGTATAACCTCTGCCCGTCTATAACAAATTCATACTCGCTGTTTGGTCTAAACCCGACTAAAGTATCAATCTCTATATCTTTATTTCCGTATTTTACTATACCCCTAAGAGGTTTTTCAAAATCTACAGAAAACATTTTTGTTTCTTTTACCGGCATTACAAAACAGAAACCTTCTAAAGCCATCCACTCATCATTTCTTCGATAAGCATATATTTGATCCGGTTGCACTAAATAAACATCTTCGCTTAAATAGTTTTTACTGTTTTTTTCTAAGCCTTTAATATCTCTAAATCTTCTAAAAATATTATGATGAACTATTACGTCATCACCCTCTTTTAGTTCTTTATATTTATTAGCCAAAGGAAGACTAAGTACAGAACCAATCCTATTTGTATACTCATGATTCTGTAAGTCTGTGTTTAGTAATAATTCTTGTCCATCGATTGTTTTCTTTCCAGTTGTTCTATCCCCTTTCGGAGCAACTAGATAATTAAATACACTATGCATTTAATAAGATAAATCGTATTCTACAGATATAGACATGTTCTTGTTAAAGTCTTTCCAAGGCATTATTAAATCTTTCTTGGAAATATAAATAGAGTACTTGTCTTGCTCTTCTATAATGTGAGCTATAGTATGACCGCCATACACTTCCTGTCCAACAGCATAGTGCATAGCGTCATTCTTATAATCTTTACCTATACTTATTTTTCTAATTTGATTCTTTGACATCGCTGATTTCTCCCGTGTTTAAATCAATATTTACAGAGCCGTAAATTTCCTCTAAGCTAGTTTGAATTTCCGCAACTACTTTCTGGGCATTTTGCCCGTCTTGTAATAAACTAATTTTTTGTAATTCAAATCCACCTAATCTAATTTGCGCTTGATTTTGCGCTGTAACGGCTTTTTGCAATGTGGAAAGCTCTTCAGATGTAATTGTTTTAACATCTTTTGACTGTACTTCTAAAGTTTTTAATTTACTCATAATGATTTAATTTAATTATTGCTTATACGGAAATGCTTTATTTAACATTTCTTTTCTTTTATCACAACCACAATCTCCAGG